CCGCTTGTATTGACATTGCGTAGTGTTCCAAACGATTGAACTAAGCCAAAACCGTTGTTTGCTATGTTTTCGGCAGCAATACCCATAATGTATGTGCCATCGGTAATCCCTGTAGCAGGTGCGCCAGTAGGTACGCCACTAGCCCCGACTGCGCCAGTAAACATAACAACTTGGCCTTTGGTGATAGTTGCCGTAGCTTTGGCATAGAAAAACTGATCCTCGCCAATATGCTGAACGACATTACCGCCAATCATGCCTAAACCAAGGGTGTCGTTACCGTTCCAACCTAGTTGGCCAGCTTGAAGTGCTGCACTATAAGTGGTATCAAAGTCTAAATAATCTAGGTTTGTAATGGTTGTTGCACCAGCAATAGCACCTGTATCGCTTACCGTTACTACTGAGTTCTGTATTAGTTTGCCTGTTGTGCTATCAAAACGAGCAATTGCGTTATCTGTTGCTGAAGCTGGGCCAACCACATCTCCATCAAACTCATCGTTAGAAGTGATGGTGAAATTAGGGTATGTGCCAGTTACAGTTGTTGTGCCAGCACCAGTTAAGCTAACAGTTTGATCAGGTGCAGAGTTAGTGATTACTCCTGTGCCACTATCGTAACTAATGCCTGTTCCTGCACTAACAGAAGCTCTTGCTCTAGCAGTTGTAAAGTATTCGTTTGTGCCTTCAGCGATGTTTGTAGTTGTAAGAACTACCGTGCCTGTTTGACCGTTTACACTACTTACGGCATCGGTATTGTCTACCTTTTGCCATACTGAACCGTTAAAAATAGCCCAATCACCTACTTGCCAATCAGTAATGCCATCTAGGTTTGTTGTGCCAGCTACATCAACGACATAGTAATAACCCTTAGTACCTGTAGAGCTAACTAGCGTTGGTGTGTTGGTTGATGCGTTCCATGTGCCTTGGTAATTAAGATCACCTTGCATTGGAATCTGACTTGTTGGCACTTTACCGCCAGCATCAAGGGTTGCAACGCCTAAGGGTTGGGCTTTTTCACTTGTAGGAATGTAGCCTGTAACTGTAACGCCTGACATTGTTCCACCAGTAATCGCTACAGCATTGGCGTTTTGGGTAGACATTGTGCCAAGACCAGTTACATCTGTATTAGGTACAGTTGCACTAGCTGTCATAGCTGCCGTGCCGTTACCCTTAACATAGCCTGTCAAAGTAGAAGCACCCGTACCGCCATTAGCTACAGGGATAGTGCCTGTTAGTACATGGTCATCATTCCAATCACTAGGGCGAATTAAAGACGAATCATCGCCATCAGGTATCGTTGAAACCTTGGTGTGCTTGACTGTAATGGCCATTATTGAACTCCGATAATTTTACCGTCTTGACCTCTAATAACTTGCTTTGGCCTGTTTTGGTTTTCGTTCATTGTATTGATAAGATCAGATAAAGCCAAAGTCATTTGTTGATTACCTTGCTCAATAGCACTAGCAATAGGTTGCAATGGATGTTCCATAGCTTTAGCCATATCTTCATCTAAATCATAGGCTTGTGGTAATCCTTCACCGCCATTGATGCCAGCAGAGATTTGAGCTACTTCAACCTTTGCACCGTTATTAACATAAGCAAGCAATAGCTGAGTGTTACGCTCTGTGTTCATCTTCATTTGAGCGATTCTCATCTCCATCTCACGCTCTTTGTCGTTACGCTGTTCTTCTAACTGCATACGAACTTGAGTTTCTTGAGATTGATACTCTTGCTTGGCTCGCTCCATCTCAACTTGCATCTGCATCTTCTGTTGTTCAAGTTGCATCTGAGCTTGCATTTCCTGTTGTTTTAACTGAGATTGCATCTCAAGCTTCTGCATCTCACCTTGTTGCTTAATCTGTTCAGGAGTAGGTGGTTTAGGTTGGCCTTTAGCTTGCTCGGCTTGTTGACGGAATTGATCCGCAGTTTCATCAATAAGACCTTCAAGACCTTTACCAGCTTTAAATGCTGTTACGCCAAACTTCAACATCTCCATGAGCAATGGTGTCAATTCAGGTACGCCTTGAGCTACTGGCAATGCGGTCTGAATAAACTGACTTACGGCTGTTAAAAACTCAACACGGTCTTGCTTTTCCTGTTGCTCATCCTGATAAATCATTGAATCCGTAGTTACTTCAATACGGAAGTTCTTTGCTGGTTCATCTTTTAATAACTGTAAGGCTTGTGGGATAAGTTGTTGATCTTGCGGACTTAACTGCATTGCACCTGAAATCTTAACGATGGTGTCATCGGTAAAGTGCTGGCAAATAATCTGTGCTTTGATTTGTAGCAACGCTGTAGCAAAGTTCACTACATCATGTTGCATAGTCTTTAAACGCCCTGAAGCGTTGTTTGACTTGATAATCTGAGCACCAAGCGTTTCATTAGGGTCGGTCTGTCCACGCTGAATATCAGCAATGCCCATAATCTCGTAGATTTGGCCCTTAACTTGCTCCATTGCCTGATAAGACATATTCAATGCTTGGGCGATTGGGGCAATATCTACAAGGTTAATAGCCCCTGCCATACCTTGTTTCTCAGCAAAAGCTTGCCAATTCTTAACTGGAATGAGTGTGTTGTTCTCACCTTCAGAGAATAAACGGGCTAGTGATGGCTCTGCTGCATCGTAAACACCCCGTACTTTAAGGGCTTGAATGAATCCATCAATACGGTCAGCAAGCGTGTCTAGCTGTCTTGCTTGGTCTTGATATAGAACAAAGTCAGGTACAGGGATTAGGCTGTCTGTCGTTAATGTTGAGAACATTGGCTTTGGACATGGCCAAAAGTTTTCTAACTGTAGTGGGTCATCACGGGTGTCAAGAATCTGCCCCATAGACTTAGATAACCAAATCACTTGACCTGAAGTCTTATCCCAAATCTCATAAACCAAGGCTTCTCTTGAACCTTCGCCCATCTTTTCATTAAATGATTTAGATGTTTCAGGTTTAGTGTCTAGAGGAATCTTACCACCTAGTTCTTCACCAAAGCGTTCAACCAAGGCAGGGCGTTCCATGTAAACCTTACGCCATACCGCAGTTACTTCTTCCCATGTACGGGCAACGGTTAGACCAAAGTCACGCCAGTAAACATAATCAACTGGAGCACATTCGTACTCAATACGCTCTTGATCTTCACGGTAAATACCGCCTTCGGTTTCAGCTTCGTCTGTATCTTCAGTAACTTGGAAACCATCATCAGGAGCACCTTCCCCCATACCAGCTTGTTGACCAACAATATGTGGCTCATAACGAACCCAAGCTGTACCACGGCCACCCAATAAACGGTCTTGAACCGCTTGTTTCATAGCACTAGCGTAGTCACCGTAATGTTCAATCTCATACTCCAATGCTCTTTCAAGCATCATAGAAGCAACACGCCCAATTGGGTCGTTGTCACGGAATCTACGGCTTACATCAGGTCTTGGAAGTCTTGCGAATACGGCTGGAGTAATGGTTTGGACATTGCTCCACAGGATATTGAACTTAGCATTAGGATTGTTTCGGCTGCGAGAATCATCACGATAACGCTTGACAATCTTATCTGCTCTGCCTTCCCATTCTTTGTATGTACGCTCATATTGGGCTATGCAGTTGTACCAATCTTGGTATGTATGTTCCATGTTTATATCCTGCGATTAACTGTTTTAGGGGTTTCTTTCCACATCTCGTTAAGCGTTACATCCGTTTGCCCAACATGAAGTCCTTTAATCCTTGAATCATTGAGGATAGGGCTATCCTCATCTTTCCATACAATGCTGAGATAACGGAACGCATCCGCAGAGTGGCTTGTCCAATCGTGCTTCGGGCGATCTCTAAATACTTTTTTATCATCATCCCACTCTCGTTGATATTGACGCAAACATTCAATAAGTTCTTCGCATCTATTATCAAACCAAGTGCGAGTTAATGCAAGTCGTGATGCTTGTATTCCGTCTTGAATTGACAGGTTTGGAACAATTTTTAGATGTTTTATGTCAATTTTTGCAGAAATTTGCTCAATTATGCTCTTTCCACCGCTTGCTAGTGTTTTTGCTCTAGCATCATGGGGTAGCCAATGAGTGCCATATTTGTACCCAAATTCATCTTCTTTTTGGGCAAGTAAACCTGTGTAATAAGAGATTGGTTGACCATTACTAGAATGGTGATCCAGTATTCTAATTTCACCATACACGCATTGCCACCAAATAATAGCTGTGGAATCGTTATACCCCAAATCCCAAACCGTATGACAGGGAAACATTGGGTCATAATCAACCGTAGTAATACGCTCCAAGTCCGTGATTCTACGCATCTCCTGTCCATAATAAGCACCCATAATGGCGGCTTCAAAGCTACATAGAAACTCTTGCTCGTACTGGTTGTTAGACATGGTAGCTTGAGCATCTTCTAATTCAGCTAATGGCAACAAGCCTGATTGGTCTGCTCTTAGTGTCTTAACATACCAGTTATCGTTCTTTTGGGCTTCGTTGTATATGTCATAAAAGGCATTATGGCCCTTAGGTGTACCGATAAAGGTAGCCCACCCCTGTCTGTCTGTCAGTAATGGTCTTACAATTTCACCCCATAGCCTAGGTTTCATGTCAGCGTACTCATCAAGAACTACGCCATCAAGGTATAAACCACGCAAGGCATCAGGATTATCAGCACCAAATAGTCTTATCTTAGCCCCATTGACCAATTCAACCCATAATTCTGATTGATTGGCCTTGACAATGGCTGGCTCTGCAAACTTGAGTAAGTAATCCCAAGCAATGTTCTTGGCTTGAGCGTAGTAGGGGGCAATGTAGGCGTATCTGCCATCAGGTTTCTTTTCCATGATAGCCCTACGAATAGTGTCGCATATTGTGGCTACTGTCTTACCTGCTCGTCTGTGGCAAACAAGAACAGCCCAACGCTCTTGCCTTCTGTGGAAGTCTAAGAACGCATCTCTAGCTTTATACGGGTATTCGTACCGTTTAACTACTTCTTTCAATCTAGAAACTTATGTTCGTGAATGACTTTAACTGGCTGATCTTCATCGCCTGTATGTTCAGTACGAGCTAACTTAGGTAAGTGATACTCCATAACGCTTTGCAACATACCAAATGCCTTCTCAGGGTTAGGTAAAACAATGAATTTATCGTCATCGTTTCTAACGCCTTCTGCGACCTGTTGTAGCCATTCTTCCATCTTGTGCGAGTTACCCTCTACAAATTTGGCAATCGCTTCTCTAGCGTTGGCTGTTGACTTATTAGGCACACCTAGAGGTCTACCCATACCTGCTCTAGGTGGTTTACGCTTTACAGCAGTTTTCTCTAATTTAGTGTCCATACCTTACCAAGTATTTGATTAAGATAAGTTAAGTTTACTACTTTTTGGGTTGTTTAGCCAATTCCTTTTCAAGTACAGCTTTTCTTGAATTTTCTTTTAGCATTTCTTTGGCATTATGCTCATTGACTTGTTTTACAAATAAGTCTATCCAATCGTTGTCTTGGGGTTTATTTGCTTGATTCATATATGTCCTTATCAATTTTACCTGATTTGTACTGTTCTTCTAAGGCGTTGCGTAAATCTTTTTCTATGGTCTTTGGATCATTAATTGGCAAATCTTCAAGATTAGCTCTCTTAGCCTGATCTTTGCCATAGCGATTATCAATAATACCAAAGCGAACATTAGGGTTATCCCCATATATCTCTTGCAATTGACCAATTACATCACGGCTGCCAATGTGAGTTCTAATATGTTCTTTAAGTGGTACTGTTCTGCCTGAACCCTTTTCTTCTTTCATACGCATAGCTCGCTTTAATGATCCCTGTACCAATGCTTCTACTGGATCACGGTATACATATACAAGGTCAACTTGGCGGCCAGCATCTAACGCTTGGTCAATCTTTTTCTGTGCCGATCCTAACTTATTCATGTTAGTGTCGTAAATCATTTCTGCATTATCTTTCAAAGTAGAGTAAGCCTCTAAAGCATTTGTTTTACCTGCCCCTGTACCACCACCAGTAAATAGCACTCTTTTACCTTCAGTTGCTGGCTGGGCAAGTTTTTCAGCATAAAGTTCTTTAACAAATGTACTAGCTGGTTCATGCACATTAGCTGACAATGTACGATTAGCTCTGTATTCGGGGCTTAACTCTCTAGCCACATCTGTATTAATGACTAAGCCACCTTTAGCATCTTCTAACTTATTGTATTCATCTACAAGTTGACGATATTCATTAATTCTTCTGTTTTCAAGGGCTTGCCCGATTTTGTCTAATTTAGGGGCTGCTATAGTTGATTCTGTCTTTGATCTGAGTAATGCTGGTGCTTTACTGGCAGCAGTTCCTACCATAGGCGTGTAGGCTGGCAATTTAGATTGCTGAAGCATATTACCAAGCCCACTAACAATGTCTTGAGAAACTGGTGATGATGGGTTATACATAAACGATTGTGCTAACTCAGGGTTATCTACCCTGTTATTAGTACCTTGTGCCATGTTTTGATAAATACCCTTACCAACGCCTAAAAACGGTGCGACTGCTCCGCTTGCAACTGTTAAAGGCACTTCTAATGGGGCAACTGCGTAATCCATTAAACCGTAATTTTTATTAGCTTCGTTTTGAAATGCTGTGCCAACGCTTTTGCCTGATCGCAGCAAATTAGCCATAGCCATTTTATAGGCTTCAGGATTAGTTAAGCGACTAAAGTCCATTAGTTGAGTTCTTTATCCAAATCTTTCAATTTGTTAGC